TTAAATATAACAACCTGTACGTTCAAATATTTTAAGTAACTCTATTGTATCGTTAAATGTTAATTCCTTTTCGTTACGAATACTATCAATCATTTTTGGTGAATTTCTTAAACAGGTATGCGCTACTAATAAAAAAGCGAATTTATTTGCTTGATATTCTTTTTCTTTTTTATCCCTATCTGTCAATAGGTCAATATCAAATAAGTTATATCCGCCTTTATGCAATATAACATGACCTAATTCATGCGCTAACGCCACTTTTTTATGATTGATGTCTATTTTTGAATTAATAACAATATCCTTTGAAAATGGTGTTTTTATTAATAGTCCTTTCAACTGCTTTGGTAGTGATCTATAGTGAACACTAATGCGTAAATTCTTAGCAATAACATCCGGATCATTAGACCGATTTTCTTTAATAATATCTAACACAATAGGATACATACGTTTCATACTACACCCCTATATATTTATTTTTTATTCCTTTCGTCTTTACGTGATGAAATAACCCCTTTAACAACGTTTTCAACCATTTTCTTCTCTTGTTCAGTAAGTTCATAATCCCCATAAAACATCACTTTCACATTTTTTAAATTAACAGTTGAGGCATCTATTTTTCTTTGAATTTTAGGTGTCTCTTTTGTTTTGTCCAAACTTCCTGTTAAATATCCGATTTCAACGCCGAAAAAATCCGCTATTTTCTGCAATAAATCAACACGAGGAATTTTGTTTTGATGTTTCCAACTGCTTAATGTTGATTGTGCAATACCTGTTTCTTTAGATAGCTTATAAGCACTAACATTATTCTCTCTCATTAATTGCTCAATTCTCTCAAACATTTTCTCACCTTTGAATTGTTAATGAAAAATTTATGAAATTTAAAGAATGTTTACTTGATTACTTCGCTATCGTGTAGTATATTTTGATTGAGGATACTTCACGATAATGAAGTACAGATAATTGCATTACTTTATATACATAAAGTATATCACTAAAAAGGAGGTGAAGTAAAGAATTGTATAGTAATTATCAAAAATATAGGGATATGAAAAATATTTCCAATTATCAAGTGTCCAAAGATACAGGCGTATCACAATCCGCATTAAGTAATTGGAAACATCAAAAATCAATCCCTAGTGTAGGTAATTTATTAAAAATAGCAAATTACCTCGGATGTACTGTAGATGATTTGGTTAGAAAAGAGGGATAAATGGAAAGTTTAGTTTACACAGTTGAGCAAGTAGCCGAACTGTTACAAATCTCAACAACATCTGTTTACAACCTAAGAAATGATGGAAAGCTAACACAACTACCCAATATAAGCGGTGTGAAATTTAGCAAAAAAGAGGTTGAAGCATTAGCGGGAGTTGAGGATGAATATAACGCAATCGGTTATAGGAAGCTACAAAGTGAGGTGGAAAATCTAAGAAAAGAAAACAAACATTTAAAAAGCGAAATAAGAAAAATCACCAGCCAAATGCTAGTGATCACAGGAGAATTAGAATGACAACGGTTTTTAAAGTTATAGGTGCAATCTTACTGATAGGCACTCCGGGCAGTTTAGAACTTGACAATATCACGTTATATGAAGCGGTATTACAAGGGTTATTAGGCGCAGCACTATTATATGGTGGTATCTACATTGACAAATTAAAAAAGGCCCTTTAGTAATTGCAGTTACCAAAGGGCAGATGCGAAAAGTGAGATTTTAAAGCATCTTAACCATATCATACATGATAGCTGGTTAAGGTGGCAAGGTGAAAAATGGAATGGAGATTGAATAAAGAACAAATCGCCGAAGTTGTGGCAATGTTTACGGAATTATGTGAAAAAATAACAGATGAAGAAGTTTCTCTTAATCTTAACATCAGAAAAAACAACGCTGAAGAAGGGAAAACGCTTTATACATATGACGTACATGCAATATATAAAGGCAAATTAATTTATATAAAAATGGGAAGCTATCGTTCGTTAATGGACTCAGATGTAACGAGTGTTGACGTAGAAGGAATTATTAAATTGTTGAAAGGTGATAAATAAACATGGCTAGTATTTACGAATTAAATAAAGATTATGCAGAACTTTCCGCAATGCTTGAAGCGGCGGAAACACCGGAAGAAATCGAGGCAATTCAAAATACACTTGAAATGCTTGATTTATCAATCGAAGAAAAGATAGAAAACACGGCAAAATACATGGTTAATGTTGAAGCCGATATTCAAGGCATCAAGGCTGAAATTGATAGATTGAATAAGGTAAAAAAATCAAAAGAAAGCACCATTGAAACCTTGAAAAATAACATTGAATATTCGATGAAACAAAAAGGCATCGAAAAATTAGAAGTTGGTACTTTTAAGGCTTATTATAAAAAATCTGAAAGCGTTGAAATTACAAATTTAGATGTTATCCCAGCAGATTATACACGGGTTGAAATCAAGGCCGATAAAGTAGCCATTAAAAAAGCCATTAAATCCGGCGAAGTAGTAGACGGCGCACATATTCAAACAAACATGAATTTCTATATTAAGTAGGCGGTGAAACATGGAATTTAGAACACTTAAAGCGAATGAAATAGATTGCCGCATTCAATCACTAAACGAAAAGAACGGCAGCGTTGGTGCGGTGGTACTGCTATATAAAGATGCTCGCGTTGATATGCGCCTACTTGATGAAGTTGTAGGGGCAATGAATTGGAAGCGTGAACATACGATCATTGGCGATAGATTATATTGCACGGTTTCAATCTATAACGAACATACCGGCGAATGGGTTGGCAAGTCCGATGTTGGCACGGAAAGCAACACGGAAAAAGAAAAAGGCCAAGCATCGGATAGTTTTAAGCGTGCATGCTTTAACTGGGGTATCGGTCGCGAATTATATTCCGCGCCATTTACCTATATCAATTTACAAAAAGGTGAATGGTACACAGGGAAAGACGGAAAGCCTAAATCATACGCAAAATTCACGGTTAAAGAAATTGAATATGACGAAAATCGAAATATCAATAAATTAACCATAGTTGATAGTAAAGGAAGCGTGCGTTATACAATGGGTGGAAGTGTGGCGCCTGTTCCAACAACAAAACCGAAAGAAACGCACGTTGCCGGTTATGAAGAATTTTGCAAGTTGGCAAAAGATAACAACGTACCACCGGCAGAAATCACAAAATTCATTGCAACAGAATTCAAAAAACCTAAATTGGCTTTACTTGATGAATTTGAAATGATCGCGGCGCTTGATTGGTTAAAAACCTTTGTTGAGCAGCAAGGCACTAAATAATGAAATGGGTAACAAAGGGAATTAACGTAATAAAAACTTTAGGATATAACGTGTTAATTCCCGCTCCGCACGACGAAGAATTAAATAAACTTGATGCCGATACTGAATATACGGTATCAATCACAAAAAGAAGTAAACGCCGTTCATTAAACGCCAACGCGTATGCGTGGGTTTTATGTGAAAAGATTGCAAGGGAACTTTCAAAAAACGCCTACATTTCAAAAAATGACGTGTACAAGCGCGTTATTCAAGAAGCTGGTACATTTACGTACTTGCCGATTAAAAACGATGCTATAGACCGTTTTATTGAAATTTGGCAAGGCCACGGGTTAGGGTGGCATGCAGAAGATGCCGGCCCAGCCAAAACGGAAGGTTATACAATCGTTCGCGCCTATCATGGAAGCAGCGTTTACACGGTAGACGAAATGCGGCGTTTGATTGATGCACTTATTGATGAGTGCAACCAATTAAACATACCGATTGAAAACAACGATTACATCAATTCGTTAATACAGGAATGGGGAAATGAACAGAAGGAAGAAGCAAGATAACGTATTATACGCCCGCACTAGGAAATGGGCGTATGAACGCGATGAGGGCCTATGCGTTCTATGTGGCGCAATGGCAACCGAAGTACATCACATAGAGTTTAGATCACAAGGCGGTTTATCAAATCTTAGTAACCTAGCTTGCTTATGCCGTGATTGCCATACAAAAGCACACGGCGTAGAAGCTAAGAAAATACGCGAAGTGTTGAAGGAAAGGAACGGGGGTATTAAATGGCAGAACGAAGAATGATGTCAAAATCAATCATCAAGTCCGATACGTTCTTAGACATGCCGGCGACAACTCAAAACCTATACTTTCATATGCTGCTTGATGCGGACGATGACGGTTTTATAAACGCTCCGAAGTCAATTATGCGAATGATTGGCGCAAAAGACGATGACATGAAAGTACTTGTTGCGAAACAATTTGTAATACCTTTTGAGAGTGGCGTTGTAGTTATTAAAGATTGGAAAATTCATAACTACATTCAGAATGATAGGTACAAGCCAAGCACGTTGCCAGAACGCGATTTACTTAATATCCAAAAGGATAAAACGTACACGTTGAAAGGTGATGTATCCAGTATGGATACAAAATGTATACAAACTGTATCCATAGGTAAGGATAGGTTAGGTAAGGATAGGTTAGGTAAGGTAAGGGAAGGTAAGGATAGGTTAGATATATCTTGTCATGTTTCACATGACGATGTGGATAAATCTCACTTTGAAATTATCGAATACTTGAACATAAAAACGGGTAGTAAGTTCAAGGCTACAACTAAGCCTTATATTCAAGCGATACGATCACGATTAAAAGAAGGATACACCGTTGATGATTTTAAAACCGTGATTGATAAAAAATGCCGTGAATGGAAAGGTACAAAGTTAGAAAAGTATCTAACGCCTAAAACGTTATTCGCGCCAAGCCATTTTGATACGTACTTAAACAGTAATGAAATGACAGCAATGACGGATACAGAACGAAAGGTTGCGGAGTTAAACGCATTGATTGATGCGGTAGAAAGGGGAACAGATGAAACCGGAAACGTTGAAGGCTACGGGCCAATTATTGATATATGACAAGTTCGATAGTGCAAAAGTTCAAATGTACGCCTACATGCTGGAAGATATTAACCCGGTAACATTGGCCGAAGCTATCAAGCAATGCATTAATACATGTGAGTTTCTTCCGGCAGTTGCCACTATTCGCAAAAAAGCGGCGGAAATTTCCGGATATGTAAACGGAAAGGAAGAACGATTGATTGCGCAAGATGCATGGGAAATCGCGCGCAAGAAGGCCAGCCAATTTGGCTATGAAAAGGGCCTTGATGAGTTGGACGGCATAACAAGGCTTGCCGCTAAAACCGTATGGCGTTTCTTTGATCCAAGAAATTGCCAAAGCTACAATGAAAGCGCGGCAATGAGCCAGTTTTGTAAAGCATATGAGCAACTGGCAGCACGTGAACAAAAGAACATGGAAATTGCAGAAGGTATTAAGAATAACGGCCTTTTAATGGAAGCGCGGAAACGTGCAGAACTTAATATGCCAAAACAAACAGAAATTAAGATGCTAGATAACGGCCATTTGATTGAAGTTGAAAAGTACGAGCCTGTAGACCTAAAAAGCATGGTTAAAAATGCGGATATTTCAAAAGAAAGTGATGAATTACAAACAAATTTAACGTTAGATGAATTGTTTACACCGCAAAAAATCGTTTAAATGCGTTGTATGGAAGTTTTAGAGTGCCGATGATAAATCATAAGGGCAAAATAGTAGAAGGGGCAAATTGAGCGAATTTGCCCTATAGAATTAGAAAATAGAAAGGGAATTATATATGAATAGTGTTCAATTAATGGGAAATCTTGCACGTGATCCAGAAGTACGTTATACACAAACAGGTCGAGCGGTGGCAACATTCACAGTAGCGGCCAGTAACACATATATTGATAGCGCTACAAATGAAACGAAAGAACAAACGGCGTTTGTGAATTGCGTTGCATGGGGCAAGCTAGGCGAAGCAGTAGGCAACTACAGAAAAGGGAACCGTCTATTTGTAGAGGGAAGAATTCAAACAAGAAGCTATGAAACGCAGGACGGGCAAAAGAAATACGTAACGGAAGTAATCGCCGGTTTTGTTGGGGTATCCGCTTTAAATGATGCGGAAGCTGGCAGCAATTTCGATAATTTTGCAGATAATAAGGACGATGGAAACGTTCCGTTCTGATAGGTGATAAAAATGCTAGTAAAAAACGAGAATGAGTGGTGTTGGTGCATTGATGAGTATGTAGGATATCCGCATAAAAGCATTGAAGATGCGGTTAAGGAATTTACGGATACTTATCCAGCTGACGAAGTACCAAAAGTTAGAGTTGGAAACCCGTATTATTATGTTCCTACTGTTGATGCTGAACGCGTGATTGAAAATGTATACGATAGCGATCTTGACGATGAAATAGCGGAATGGTCGGAAGATTATCTATTAAGCATAAAACAAGAACATATAGATGAGTTACAGGCAGAATTAACCGATGTATTTCGTAAATGGGAAAAACGCCACGGGTACAATAATACTTCGTTTGTGGTGCTTGAAACTATAAACCCTTTTGAAAATAAGGAGATAAAAAATGAAAATAATTGCTAGAATTACATATTTAGTGCTTGCGTTGATAACAAAAGTTCTGGGTTTGGCGTTCATTGTTGCGGCTGTATTGTGGTTATTAGGGTTATTTGAAGTAGCTGGTAATACAGTACTTGCATTGTTTGTATTGTCTATTGTTTTGGCGTTAATAACTGGCGCATTAATGGAAATGATTAAAACAGGCGCACTATGAAGGCGCCATGTAAAGGTTGTGAGTATAGGGTGATAGGCTGCCATAGCACATGCGCAGCCTACATAAAATACAATCGCAACAGAAAAGAAGAGTTAGAAACCCGTGATATCTGGGGCGATGTGTACGGGTATATCAAGACAAATAACAACCGCATCAAGCGGCGTATAGGTAGATATTAGGAAGGTAAATATGTTACGGATAAAAGTATTTCAAAATGGATCAAATAGAATTTACAACACTAACACATTTAAAGAGGGCGAAAGTGAAAACGAATTCTATAATTTTCTAAATGTTATAACAAATATTGATTTGGGTAATAAAAAACTTATTGGTTTTGAAGATGCGGTAACGGATACAAAAGTTTTTGTATCGCCTGTTATGTGTTTAATTGAAGTTGAGGAAGTGGCGGACGAATGAGTGCGGTATATATAGAAAACTGGTTCGCGCTGGGTGCTTGCATCTATGGCAGAAAAACCGCAGATGCAGCACTATCCGCGCTAGGGTTAAGGAAGGAAATAAAAAGAAAACCGGCATACCCAGATATTGAAACTAGTACATTGATTACCTTATACAATGACGGTTTAAGCATAAGACAAATTGCTAGCAAATACGGCGTATCGTATACATTTGTTAGAAGCCGCCTATTTGGTGCTGGGTTAAACCTTGAAAGGCGGAAACGATGAAACAGGCGTTAATAAAAGGCGATAAAAGCGATGAGTGGTATACGCCTATAGAAACAGTTCAAACGATGCTTAATGTATTCCCGCCGAAAGCTGGCGATAAAATCTTATTGCCGTTTGATACAGATAAAAGCAATTTCACAAAAATTATTACAAGCGAATATGATCCGTTGGCTATATACGGTATTAGCGATTTTCTAGTTAAACAATATGATTTTGATTACTTAATCACTAACCCGCCGTATAGCAACAAAGATGAAATTATAGCGCGGTGTATCGAAACAGGGCGCCCATGTGTACTGGTGTTGCCCATAGATACACTGGGGGGGGGTACAAAGGCATAAATTATTCAGTCAAACAAATATAAGTGTATACATACCAACTAAGCGCATTAAGTTCATAAGTGAAACGGGCGAACATACAAAATCGCCAGCGCATCATAGCATTATTATGATGATTAATGCGCCGAAAACAGAAATAATATTTGAATATCAAAGGGGAATTGGTAAATGAGCGAAAAAATAAGTATGGGCAAAAATAGAGTATTTACATGCGATCAATTGGCAAGTGCTTTAACAATCATTATAGGTAATAGAATTTTAAAACCAAGTGTGAAACGTTTTAATTATACGATAGCGATTGAATATGAATATCGTAAAAGAAATAAAACAATGCGATTTCGATATGCGTTATCAGAAATTGCGATGCAACTATTTAAAGGAACGGTAGAAGCCTACATTTATAATATGCGCGTACAAATCAAGAAGATGATGTTAAAAGAGGAAGGGCTAAACGATGAATAATAATCAAAAATGGCTATTAGAACAAATGCACCAAGAAGGGTATAGAGATATTAAAATCATCGGGGTATATGCCTATTTTGTAAACCCGGACTTTATCGAAAACGGCGGTAATTTTAAGGTACGCGATCATACTCCGCGTATTCCATGCAAGGTGCTGGGGTTGAGTCCTAAAACGGAAAAATATTCTATTGCATCGCTACTGGGGTTTGTGGAATGGGAAAGGGTTCCAGTTGATACTCCTATCATCGTGAAAACCCCATACGGCGAATATAAGCGGTATTTTGCCGAATATAGCAAAGGGCGGGTTTGGTATTTTAACAACGGATCAACAAGCTGGAGTAATGGTTTATTGGGGTTAGTTTCGGGCGCGGACGAATGCGATGTGAGGTTAGCAGAAAATGGGCGTAATTGACATAGTATTCAAAGGTCGCCCGATTACTAAAAAGAACCACGGGCAAATAGTAAAAAATGGCAATAAGCGGGGTTATATTCCGTCAGAAGCGTATAGAAATTATGAAGATGCTTGTTTGTGGCAGTTAGCTGGCAAGAAATTGCATATATCTGGCATTGTAGTTGTTGAATGTAAATATTACTTGCCAAATAAAAGAAGTTGGCCGGATTTAATCGGGTTACTACAGGCAACTAGCGATATCTTAACCAAAGCCGGCGTGATTGATGATGATAAATGGATATGTTCCTATGGTGAAAGCTGCATTGCTGGTATTGATAAAGAAAACCCGCGGGCAGAAGTTCGTATCATGGATAGGCGAAACGCCGTACTAGAACAATTATTGAAATAAGGGGAATTGAAATGGGTATAATCAACAAAATTAAACGGTTTCTATTTGGTGATAAGCGATATAATGCGGATATTATCAAAGTGAACCGATGCTTACCCGGTGTATTATTGCCAAAAGTTGGCAGCGAAGATGCTGCCGGAATGGACTTTTACCAGCCGGAAAGCGTAGTGATTGAACCGCATCAAACGCAATACGTTTCTTTGGGGTTGGCGGTGGAAATTCCAAAGGGGTATATGTTGATGCTGGCGCCACGATCTAGCCTAAGTAAAACGCCGTTAATTATTCCGAATTCGTTCGGTGTAATTGATGCAGATTATAGGGGCGAAATTAAAGCAATTCTACACAATACCAGCGATGATGCATATTTAATTCAAAAGGGCGATAGATTAGTACAGGGTATTCTTGTACCAGTAGGCGCATTGAAGTTGCTGGAGGTTACACAACTAACAGAAACGGCACGCGGTGCTGGTGGTATTGGTAGCACGGGGAAATGAACCATGATTAAATTTTTGTTTGATGCTGCATTGGTCTTTTCGTTGGTTGTAGCATTGTTTAAGTTAGTATCGTTATTTACGGCGTAGTGGATAAGGGGCGAAATAAACGCCCCTTTGATATAATATTAGTAGGTGAAAGGGGAAAAGTGTATGCCTATTATTAACCCGATGTATTTGTATTTGATTGAGGTACTACATAATATAGATGCTTTAAATCAAGCTGCATTTATGATTTTAGCTTGCGCCGCTGGTGGTGTAACGGTAACGTATTTTATAGATGATAGCGCACGAAGTTTATTGCAACAACACAAAAATAAAATTATTGCCTTGTTTATTGCGTTTATAATTAGCGCATTAATAGCGGTGTTAGTACCTACCAAAGATGCCATGTATAAAATGTTAATTGCCAGCTATGTAACAACTGATAATATCCAAATCGTAAATGAAGCAATTAAAACCAATTTACAGGACTATTTAAACATGTTAGGGGAAACAGTTAAGAACATGAAATAAAGGGGCATATATGACGGATAAAGAATATAGGGAATTAGCAAAAGAATATTTAGAACCTATCAAATTAATTACAATGAAAATTAATTCTTTGAAAGAAGATCTAAAGCATTTGCAAAGCGATATTACAACTATAGGGGCCGTAGATTATTCAAAAGAACGCCTAACAGGTGGCGGAACACCGGGTGGACTAGAGCAACAAATTATACGCCTTGAAAGTAAGCGTGATGCAGCACAAAAGGAAATAGGGGCGTTGATTGATGAACGGGAAACCGCAGCAGATATCATCAACACATGCACTAGTGGAAAAGAAAACATACTATTGATGCGTGAATATGTTGACGGTAAAAGCGCTAAACATGCTAGATATTTTACAGACCTTGAAAAGTCACAAGCCAGCGAACTAAAGACGGCTGGACTCATCAAGGTAGGGTATTATTTACACCATACATATTACCCAAGCATGCATACTGCTAAAACGGTAAAAGTCGGAATATATCGGACTATATCGGAAACATGCGGAAAAGCATAATATAGTATAATTATAGTGTCATATGTAGCTTTTAAAGGCATTGACTAAATTCTCCCAATAAACATACAACACAACGGGGAACATTGGGCCGTTCCCCCTTGCGTGTTGTATACAGGCGCTGGCGTTAAATTCCTTTCACGAACACATGCCATTTAAGATACGATCCTTGTTAAAATATGTACTTCCTAATATCATAACTATTTGTACGATTTCATAGATTGTCAGCGCTTGTATAGAACATACAAACAAACTGAATAAAACCAAAATAAAATGGGGTATATCCACGGCGATATATCCCATTTCTTGTATAAAAGTAATATTTAATTATTGAAAACTGAACATGCTGCATTTATTATGTAAAGGTTTTAGACCAAATTAACCCAAATTGTTTTGATGTCAGATCACATTAAGTTGTGGCGTGTTCGGTTTTGAGTAATTAAAAAAGCCACCTTAATTGGTGGCTTATGTTAGTTTATTTGTACTCATGGTAAAGATTGCCATCGCAATCAACCAAACCTATTACATTGAAGTAATTTTCTTTATTTTCTGTAACAACCCACCATACGAAATCGTTAGCATAATATTCAACGGTAGAAATTGGAGTTTCAGATAGTTCTTGTCCGTGATATTCACGCCACGCATCTTGAAAGAATTGATTTTGTAGCACTTCATGTACGTTAAATGTTTCTTGTAATTGATCTAAAACTTCTGGAGTGATGATGAAAGGTTGATTGTTGATGCTTACTGTAATGGTTTTCATAGTTATTTCTCCTTTGCTTGAATAGTAGCTAACATTTTAACCGCCATATTGATTACATATTTAGGGGCGTTAGAACCGTATTCCCAATCTTGGAAGGTGCGGAGTGGCATTTCTAAATATTCAGCAGCAGCTTTTTGAGTGAGACCCGCTTTTAAACGGGCCTCTTTTATTTTGTTGTTTGAAGTGGGCATTATTTAATCTCCTTATTCGTAAAAGTGAGTTGCAATAACTTGATTGTTATTGTCTAGTAATTGCCATTCAAAACCGAATGACATAGTTGAAATAAATTCAGATGCTTGTGATTGGTTATCGAAGTTCCAAGTTTGATTTGAGTTCAAGTCTTTTAGTGTGTACATTTTATTTCTCCTTGTGATTAACTATCGGGGCTTGTTCCCCTTACCTTGATTAGAGTATAACACGGTTACCGCGACACGTCAACCGTATTTTTAAAATTACACGAAATGTGAAATATGATTATTTGAAAGGACAGCAATATGACGCAAATTCATTGCGATAGAAGGCATTGTTTAAACAATGATAAGCATGGCATATGTACGGCTGAAACAATCGAATATAACGGACGATGTCAAACATATTGCACTAGCCAACACGCATCTAAGCAAGCTGCTGGAATATGTCAGCGATCACATAGAAGAATGAAAAGTAAAGATAACAACATACTGCGATAGGGGGTGAATATCAATGAACTATATGCCTAAAATTAAAAAAGTAATTACGGCATTACAAGTTAAAAAGGGTTTAAGGTATGTTATTGATACTCGCCAATCATGGAGCAAGTGGGATAAGCCATTTAAAGTATATATCGTAAGTCGAATGTATAGCGAAGCAGAATATGCAGAAGCGTTTCCAGAGAAGTATAAACATAACCCGTTTAAAGAAGGACAACTATTTAAGAAGGTGGCTAAATACGATACATTAAAGCCACATGAGTTGTTAATATATCTAGTTAATGTGTTGAAAGGTGGTGAACGTAGTGAGTGATATTAAATTAAAGCCTAAAGAATTAAAGTTTGCCGAAGAATGGCTAAAGACTACGAACGCCACACAATCAGCGATAAAGGCTGGTTATAGCGCACGAACGGCGTATTCTGCTGGTAATCGACTGTTGAAAAAAGTTGACGTTAAACAATATATTGATGAGCGACTAGCAGAAATGCAAGAAAGCAGTATTGCTGATACTAACGAGGTGATGCAGTTCTTATCTAGCACGATGCGTGGCGATATTCCCGACCAGTTCGGTTTAGATCCGGCGTTGAATGATAGGATAAAAGCGGCTGAATTGCTTGGCAAGCGCTATAAGCTATTTACTGATAAGCAAGAAATCAGCGGCGCGGACGGTGAACCGATTAAAGTTATATTTAGTAATATGAATAAAGAATAACGGAGAATTGTATAAATCTATCAGAATATGAGGTATATCCACGGTGATATATCTCATTTTTTGTATAAATCTATCAAAAATGGAAATAACAATTGATTACAAACCGAATGAAAAACAAAATATATTCCACAACACAAAAGCACCTTATGCGGTATATGGTGGCGCTCGTGGTGGCGGTAAAACAAAATCATTGATTATGGACGTGTTTATTTACGCCTTAACGTATCCGGGTAGTCATTGTTATATATTTCGCGAAACATACCCAAATTTAGAAGCCAATGTGATTAGAGAGTGGATTAGAAGTGTGCCGGCTGAATTATACAAGTATTCAGACCAAAAGCACATAGCCACCTTAAAAAATGGCAGTCAAGTATTGTTTAGGTATGTGAAAAATGATAAAGATGCCGAAGGCTATCAAGGCCAAGAGTTTGATTATTTAGGCATTGATGAATTAACCAAACATACAGAACGAACGGCCGAATTATTAACGGCTTGCCTTCGTAGCGCTAAAGGATTTCCTGTTCGTTTTCGTGGTAGTTGTAACCCCGGAGGTCGTGGGCATGGTTGGGTAAAGCGTAAATATGTAGAAGCCACAAATTATGGAGAAAATCCTGTTATTGATGAAACTACTGGACTTGAAAAGGTGTTTATACCGGCGCAAGTTTACGATAACTATGTTCTTATGGCGAACGATCCGAGTTATGTTAAACGTTTAGAAGCATTACCAGAGCAAGAAAAGAAAGCGTTCTTATATGGTGATTGGGATGTGTTCATAGGGCAAGTATTCACAGAATTCAATCGAAGTATACATGTAGAAGAACCTTTTGAAATACCGCAAGGCTGGATACGAGTTCGTTCTATGGACTGGGGATTTAGTAAACCGTTTAGTATACATTGGTACGCTATTGATTATGAAGGTGTAGCGCATTGCTACCGTGAATATTACGGTTGCACAGGTGAACCGGATGTAGGGTTAAAACTAACACCCGATGAAGTGGCCGCCGAAATGGCTAGATTAAGCGAGGGTGAAACATATGCATATGATATAGCTGATAGAGCAATATGGCAGAAAGACGACCGCATGAAGTGGAGCGTTCAAGGTGAGTCAATCGCTGAAATATTTGCGCGTCATGGAATTAACTTCATAAAGTCTAATTCTGAACGTATTCCGGGCAAGATGATGGTTCACACCTATCTAAGGGAGAAGAAAATCAAATTCTTCTCTACATGTAAACATATTTTAAGGACATTACCAGAATTAGTGTATGACGAAAGCAAGCCGGAAGATGTGGATACAACACAAGAAGATCATGCATATGATGAGTTTAGATATTTTTGCATGAGTAGACCTATCACACCTAAGAAACCGGAGAAACCATTTAATGACGGTTATAGATATGTTGATGATAGCGAAGGAGATATAAGCGCATGGGGCGTATGAGTGAAAGGGCGTTGCGTGATTACGCCTTTAAAGTTCTTAAATCGGAATACGGCGAACGTGAAGAAAAGGGCGTTATTATTCCGGCTAAATATACCGATGCACAACTAGCGGAATTCGCAAAAGCAATGCCACAATGGCAACTCGAACAAATGTACGATATGATATATGGTTCTGAAATGGTGGAGTAATGAACATAGAACAAACTTTTGATATATATGAAGCAAAACAAAACGTAAAAAGTGCATTAGCCGCCACGTCAGAATGGCGCAAGGCTGCTGCCGAAGATTTTGCATTTATGCAAGGTAAACAATGGCAAGACGGCGATTTAAAGAAAATGCGCGAAGCTGGGCGGCCAGCGATTACGATTAATAGAATTAGACCGGTTATTAATCTTCTATGCGGTTATGCATCACAGAACGAAACAGAACCGGACTTTTTACCACGTTCCGAAGAAGATGATAGAATTAGCCGGGTGGCGAAAGGTATTACAAAATACTGTTTAGACCGTGCGAACTATCAACGCAATAAGGGTAAATGTTTCCGTGATAAGATTATTTGCGGTTTAGCTAACTACTGGGTAAGCTATGAATTCGACTATACGAAGTTAGACGGCACTATTCAAATTGAACGTGTTTCTCCGTTTGATGCTTTCATAGATCCGGAATGTAAGAAAGACGATTTAAGCGATGCGCAATATGTTGGCCGTTATAGCTGGGAAAGTTCCGCTAAGCTAAAACAAGTGTACCCCGATAAGATTAATGAAATCGATGCACTAAAACATAAATACGATGATACCGAACAAGAAGCCGGCATAGTTGAAACGGTGGACGGTGAGGCTTTATGGTACAACAACAATTACAATAAAATTCGTGTAGTGCAGTACTGGTATAAAGAATACGGCAAACGAAACGTATTCATGACAAAAGAAGGTTTGATTGATGAAAGCAATCCTCTATTTGTTGTATTAATGGCTACAGGCAAGAAACCTACAAGTATTCCAGATACTAAAATCAGATATGCGACGTTCGCCGATGATGTACTACTGGAAGAAGGCGAAAGTCCTTATAAACACGGTAAATTCCCGTTAGTGCGTGAATATTGCTATTATACCGGTGAATTGGTAGATGATGAACTGGAACCAGCTGGCGTAGTGCGTGATATTAAGGATGCACAAAGGGAACTCAATAAAAACCGTAGTCAACGCATGCATGTTGTTAATCAGCAAAGTTTAGGCGTTAAGTTCTGGAGTGGTGTCAATGATGATAACTTTAAAAAGATTATCAAGCGTGATAGCAATAAACCGGGTGCGAATATCTGGCTTCCTACGGGTGCAACATTCCAAGACGGAACACCGGCAATGGATAGCAATATTAATTTGAGTCTTGAGCAACAAGCAAGTAATGATTTCTATTCCATTAGTGGCATTACTCCGGAAAGTTTATCCGGTAGCGTTGGCGCTATGAGTGGCAAGGCAATCGATTTGCGCCAATCTGTAACAACAGTTCAAACGGCTGGTATATTTGAACAGGCGAAAGAAGCAGAACGCCAAATTGTTAAGCTATTATGGGGCGAGAAAAACGCACCGGGGTTAATTCCTCAATTTTACAATGAAGCCAAAGCAATGCGCATTATGGGCGATGACGGGCAAAAGGAATTCGTACAGATTAAACCGGGTTTAAATCAACCTATGCAAGAACAAGTATTAACCGATGCACTAGGGCAACCGATGCGCGACGAAGAAGGCAATCCGATTAAACAAGTGCTTTATGATCTATCCGCTTTTGATTTCGATATTGTAATTACTACAAGCCAAGCAAGCGCAACGGCAAGACGTGCTAACCTGTATCAATTATTGGAAGCTAAGAAGTCCGGCGTTGATATTCCTATGGATATTATTCTCGACTTTATGGATTTCCCAGAAAAAGAAACGGTTAAGAAACGCATGCAAGAAGCAGCGGAAAAACCAGCACTACCAGAATTGCGTGTTAGTGGCAGCATAGACGATATGCCAGCGGAAGCATTGAGCATGTACTTGCAAACGCTAGGTGTACAGATTTCACCGCAACAAATTATGGCGGAGCGGTTAGCCTTGAAAGGTAAACAACCAAACATTCAAAATGCACCGCCAATTTTACCGCCTATGAACGATTTAGGCACTATGTAATATAAACTATCAACACAATAATAAACGCTCCGTAATGGGGCGTTTTTATACATTTCGCCCTAAGTAATGGCGTTAAAAGGCTTGCTTATACATTATCGCCCGGCAACGGCGTTAAACTGCCATATTCTTATATTCGTCCGGCAATGACGTTAAAAGGCAATAAGGGGTATTTGATATGAAAGACGAATTAGTAAACATCGAAGAAGCTGGTTTCACGCCGGAAGATTTAGAAAACGCGGGCGTTGAACTGGAAACAACCGAAGAAACGGATACACAGGAAGCTGTACCAGATGAACCCTCTACAACTGATACAGTAGAAAGTGATGCGAATGATGCGGAAGTAGAACCGGAAACGCCGAACACAAATGAAGAAACGGAAGAAACGCATGCGAACGATCATAACTTAAAGGCGGCACTTGCACAGGAACGCGCAAGACGTAAAGCGGCGGAAGAACGTGCTAGACAATACGAAGCACAACAACGGCCAATTACATTGCCAGAAGAAGAAGTATCAAATATTCGCGACTTTGTACGCCGTGAAGCATTGAAACGCTTTAATATCACGGCGGAAGATTTAGAAAGTCTTATGTTTGAAGATGTACAAAAGTACAACGATTTTATTCGTTTTGAAGCCAATGCAGAATACACAATTACTAATCAGCAAATGGCAGCACATCAACAAAGACAAACAAATCTCAATTTCGTAAATGAAATTAAATCATTGCCGAACTTTGGGGAATTATATCAACGTGGATTAGAAAAGCTAAACGGAATGACGATGCGCGATGCGCAACCGATTAACGATGCTTTTTATCGTGTTGATATTGGCGAAGGTACAGAAGCCGATTTTGAAACTATCAGAAACTTTGTAACAGAATTGCAAAATGAACGGGCGACAAATACCGAAGTTCCGAATAACCCTTTACAAGTTGCGGCGACGCTCCCGAAAGCTGGCGCGTTAAATGGTGGCGTTCCTACACCTAACAAGGTAACGGAAGAAGATATTTTGAAGGCGTATGAAACGGGTAATCTTGATGCATTACCTAAAGACATACGTCAGTATTTAGACGAATTATAAGAGGTAATATATGGCAGAACAAAGAAATCAAGTAACTATCCCAGCGGCGTTAGTCCCTAAAATTTGGACTAAAAAGGTATGGCATGAAGGTTTGAAAGAGTCCTTTTTCGATAAATTCACGGCTCTTGACGGATCTAATGTAGTACACAAAAACAAAGACCTTACAGGCGTTAAAGGCGATGCAGTAACATTCGGTTTGATGATGAATTTAAGCGGTGCCGGTGTTGAAGGTAACCGTGCGACATTGACTGGTAACGAAGAAGCATTGAATATCTATGACTTCACTGTGCAAACTCAATTAGTACGTAATGCGGTATCTCGTTTTGAAGCGGACGACCAAAAAACGCAATACGACATGTTAAAAGAAATCAAAGGTGCGTTAAAACAATGGTTAGCTGATTGGCAAGATAACAAGTTAATCGCTAAGCTTTCCGCATCTCCTACATCTGGTGAAACACTTTATGCATCTTCTGCCGGTACGCAAGCATCTATTACGGCTAACGATAAATTGACTACTACACTCATTTCTCGTGCTAAACGTAAAGCACAAATGCACGGCCCTAAAGTACAACCGATTAAAGTTGACGGAATGGACAAATTCATTATGTTAGTTTCTCCTTGGGCGGCACGTGATTTGAAAGATGATGCTAAGTGGCTCGCAGCACAACAAAACGCTAACGTTCGTGGTTCTAAAAACCCTATTTTCACAGGTGCATTAGGTGAATATGACGGCGTTATTTTGTACGAATATGAACGCGTATTGAACGACAAAACAGGGGCATCTAGCGCTAACGTATGTCATAACTTGTTGTTGGGTAAACAAGCGGCATGCTTTGCAGTATCTCGTCCAGCTAAACATATCAAACAAGTGGACGACTATGGCAACGTAGAAGGTAACGGCATCGCTTTCTATGGTGCAATCGAAAAATCCAAGTTCAATAGCAAAGATTACGGCGTAATCAATGTTATGACTGGTGGCGTAGTAGAAGCGTAAATATGATAGGCGGGGTAACACCCGCCTTTATTCTTATATGGGGTGAATATGAACGTAAAACAACTCATCAATAGGGCGTTCATGCAAATAGGCGATACCTCGCAAGAACAATATACTCCGTATTACTTATTGGAGTATTACAACGAAGGCAATCACTTATTAAATGCCCTAATCGGTCAATATTGCCCGAGCCTTGCAACAGGCACGTTTGAAGGTACTGGACGTGGACGGATCACATTGCCGTTTCAATGCATCAGCATATTAAATGTCAAGGCAGACGATACGGAAGTGCAAGGGTATCAAGTATTGAATTTACAAACGGTTGTATTTGATGCGGACAAAGAGCAGAAAATCACCGTTGATTATATAAAGACTGCTGGCTATAAGATGCTTGAAGATGATAGCGGACTACCGGCAGAACTCGAAACATTGTTAGTCGATTACATCGTATATCGTGTGATGAACCTTGATATTTCTGGAATTTCAGCAAATATGGTTAGTGCGTTGCAATCAATTAATAATGGGTTAGGTAACAATGATAGTGTAATTGCGGAAGGATACTGGAATTATGGTAGTAAGCGAATTGATTACTCTCGTTAATGTAGAGTCAAACGAAATCCTTGATGAACAACTAGAATATATCCAGTACATTAACGCAGCTATTGACTGGCTAACTACTATATTGGTTAGCATTAAAGATCGTGAAGTAGTTAAGAATATGGATATACCGGATAAAAGGGCGGTTCCTTCTGATTTCATGGGGTTTGTACCTAAAACCGGGTATCCTATCCGCATCATCAATGGAACATTTGAAACGTATGACGGTGAAACGGTCAATCAAGTATTTTATAGCGTACGCAAAAATCACGTTGATGAATTGGACGACACTATTCCGTTTTCTGAATTCTTTTATAGTTATTTGGTGCAGCTTGTATCTTTCATGGTGAAGAAAAAATCACTTATGACTGATTATGCTGCCTATGATAAGCAGTTCATAGACTACATCACGGAACAAATTAAGGTGGCACGGGGTATAACATAATGGGCGTAAAACAAGTAGCCATGACAAATGGTTTCAGATTGGGCCTTGATTGGAGTAACCCACCGGAAAATATCGACGTTCAAGCCTTGACACAGGCTAGGCAATGCGAATTTGATAGAACGGATAATGCACTCCGTACCGTTCCGGGCGTTCGTGTATTGTATGATTTTGGGTTGCCAGTCGAAACCTTATATTATGACGTGTATCGTAATAAATGGTACTTTTCTAGCGGACGTAATCTTTACGAAACCGATTTCAGCAGCAATAAATTATTGGGTGCGTTGAATGGCACGGGAAAGCCGAAATATCATGCATTTGGTGGCGACATTCTAATAGCAAGCGGTGATAAGTTGCAAGTTATTTCTGGTGCTGGCAAGTTGGCAACACTAGAAAGTCCGGTGTGCGATATAGTATCAAGTCATTCCGGGCGTGTACTTGTTGCATCTACTCATTCGCACCGGTTAAATTGGTCAGCCGTAGGCGACTATAACGCATGGACTCACAACTCAAATGATGCATCTAGTGCGCAATATGTAGACGTTGGGTATAAAGACCAAGGCAGCATTATCGCAGTTGATTTCTTATCACGTGCAATTATCGTATATAAGGAATACGGGCGCGTGTATCAAGTCATTGGTACGCCAGATGCACGGAATTTAACGGTATATCCTTTATCCTCTACGGGTTATTGTAGCGGCGCAACGATAAGCATTGATGATCGTAGCTATTATTTAGGCAATCAAGGCTTTATGTCTTTTATGCCTACTAACACCTACGCAGAAATTCAACCGTTTGAAACTGGGTTGAACATCAATTCCTATCTATTGAAATACATTACGAAAGATTGCGAAGCATGGCATATACCTAGTCGTAAGCAACTTTGGATACGACCATATAACGGTGATACAGTATTTATCTATCATTATTTACCGAGATATGAGGACGGGCGCGGCGTGTTCACATCACGTAAATTCACACATAACATCAATGATGCGGTAAATGTTGATAAAGAAGTATATATAGCCTACGGAAATAAAATCGGCATCCTAGATGAAACCATAGATACAGATGATAGTGTACAAATTCAAACGTCAATAGTAAGCGGCAATAGATTGGCAACAAGACAATTCATATTAATTATGAACTATAACTTTGTAACGCATAACCTAATACCCGGATACGGTACTATTGGCATTTCAAACAAGAAACCTAAACCAATTGAATTCGCTAGTAAAGCGGTTAAAACCTACTATGCTAATTTCAAGACCTACGACTATAAAGCGTTGATGAACGTCAATGAATACACGAAGGCGTATAAAATTGGTGGCGGTGCTAACCGTAATGTGCAGTTTAAAATAAACGTTCAAAAGGGCGCTATTTCATTACGCCAGTTAGATTATACATATGAAGAGGTTTAATAATGGCATATAAAGAAAAATTCCCTTTGGATATTACACCACAGGGCGATACAGTACCGGAAAGTATAGAGAAAAACCGGAATGAATTATTAAATATTGCGAAAGAAATGGACTTAAAAGCCGGTAGCGGTGGTACTGGTGGCGGTGGTGGCGGCCTACGTAATCGCGTGTTAAGTGGTAAGGTAAGCAATGGCGAATTTGCGTTCTTAACCGGTGATAATTTAAGCGTGATGATTGACGGCAGTCAAACGCCGGTTCTTTTGTCATTCGCTGACGGATTCAACGATTATGGCGCGGTTGATTATGTGCAGACGGTAACCCGTAAGCAAAGTGCATGGAGCCTACCGGCCAATAGTACATCGTATCTGTATGTCGAACGCTCCGCATCTGGGGGCCTAAGTTATGGCAGTACAACACTTGAACCATTGCGACAACCAAACGCACCGGAAGCGGCAACAGATAAAATGTACTACAACACCACAAGCGAAAAAATGAATGTGTACACAGGTACATATTGGAAAAGCATTTTACGTGTAGTGGTAGCCATAGCGGTAACAGATGCAACGCGTGTAAAGTCAATCAAGTATTATGATCCGTACCTAAACACGGCAACCGATGCCGTGATTGGTAAACGTAGGGTTGACGGTAAAGACTATTTATTAACAGAAATACTTAATGCATTGGCTGACACAATCAAAAAAATAGCTGGTGATGAAAAGTTCACTACTAACCCAGCGACTACATTAAAAGCAATTTCTGAAACAATCAAAGATTTAGAAAAAATCTATTACAAAAGAACGGATACTGTAGAAGAAGCCACGCATGCAGCAAGTGCAGACGAAGCAAAACATGCAAAAACTGCTGATACCGCAACAAGTGCAGAAGCGTGCGTTAAAAAAGCCGGCGATACTATGACGGGTACGTTAAAGGTTCCTGGCCTTACTGGTAATTCTATTGATTTAGATTATTACGCTAAAAATAGTATTGGCTATAGTGGTTTTACATTTGGTGAATGTAACCAGTACAGTATATGGGGTTCCAAATATTGGGGAACCGGCGCTATGTTCTCGTGGAATACAGGCGATGCCCGCGTATTAGGCTCTCAACTTTATTTTGCTAACACTAAGGCGGCGTTTATTCGGTTTGATAATAATTCAAACATGGCTACAGAATGGCAACGTATCGCAACGTTTGAAAACAACAATACGCTAACATTCCCAAATGGCGCGAAGTTAAAGGTGGAATAATATGCCTAATCTAGTACTGTATAAGAATAGCCAAATATATCGTTTCGGATTGCACGAAGAAAAAAGCGTAACGCGCGGAAAGTATATTACTGTTCCATTTAACGGGCGTGATTACTATGCGCGTTATGGCGATGCATCAACACCGCTTAAAACGGAAATTAACGGGCGCGAGTATTCTGTACAATATGATCCGGTTGATTTTCAAACGATACGTTGGCAAGGCACAACAAGCAATACTAAAACGGTGTTCTTCCCTAAAGGTCGCTATGTTGTCAATATGTTGTTGCATCAATATAAACGGATTGAGGTATATGTTAATAATAGTGAAGAAAAAACAATAACCGTAGAGATTACTAGATTGGGGAGTTATAACGGAAAATATCGGTTAATCATTCCGGGGTTATTTAACGAATTAATCTATAACAACTATACCAATCCTAGCTATTGGATTGAACGGATAGGAGATTAGTCATGAAACTTGAAAGCCTTGAAAGCATGATTAAAGACTATGAACGGCGCACAGGTGAACGTATTAGTCTAAGTGGTTTTTATTTCGATGAAAATAACAACTACAAAGATAAATACAATTACTATTTCAAATTCTTCCCAAATGCTGGCTTCCTATTCTGGAGCATCAATGAATATGAGGGTGAACGGTATTTTACTATATGGCAGACATACGGTGATATGAAAATCATAGGTAAATACATTGTTGAAGTGATGAAGTTGAATGATCTTGATGTAATTGTAACGGCAACACATCGCAGCGTGCGCGGTTTTATTAAAAAGTGGAACATGGAACGTGTTCCAACTATGGACTATTCCTATAATGGTTTTGATTACAAAGTTTTGAAAACGGTGCGTAAACACCTTGAAGCGACTTTGTAGAAAGGAAAAGCATGTTCACTTTTAACTTGCAACTATTTGGCGGTGGCGGTAAAAAGTCGAAGGTAAGCAGCATTGATGCTAAACTACCGGAAGCAACGGCCGACGAAAAGCAACTGTTACAAGGTCAGATGAATTGGATAAATAGCACCAATCAAAGCGCAAATACCTTGCAAGGTATGGGCGATAGGGCCTTAAACAATGTAATAACGCCAGAATACGGCAGCATGTATAATGCGTATTTAGGCGCTAACCGTGGCAATCAAAACGCAATAGCAGCGTTACAAAATCAAGTAACAACCGCCGGCGCTAAGAATGTAACGGATAACACCAGATACGCAAATCAACTGGCGGCAAGCGTTGATACTATGAACAATGGCGCAAGCCAACTGGCTAATGAATATAACGGCGCATTACTTAAAAATCAAAGTGCTATGGATAGCATTACAAACGGCCAACTACCTACGGCTTATGCAGATGCTAGACGTCAAGCACTCAACAACGATTTACAAGCGACTGTAGGTAATGCAGTTTCTAGGTTAGCAAGTCGCGGTATTGTTAATTCATCTATCACGGATAGTACATTGAATGATATTAGCAAGAACGCATCAAACACACTTGCAGCGCAATATTCAAATGATTTAGGTCAAGCGGCAGCACTCAACACACAAGCACTTAATAATAATTTAAGTGGCATCGGTGCAAAAATGGGGTTATGGGGTAACACCTATAACAACCAACAAAACGGCATTATTAATCAAGCTAACTTGTTAAATCAAGGATACGCAAATCAAATGAACAACGCCGGCACCGCAGCGGGGTTAGTAGGTCAACGCGAAGGGTTAGCACAAAACCCAATTAATACAGGCGCAACAACACAAAGCGCAGCTATTCAACCGGCTAAGGATTACTACTCTATGAGTCAGTTGAATAACGCAGATCAAGAAGATTTGCTTAACAGATTTATGTCATTACGCTATGGCCTTGCGCAACCAGCACAAACAATGGTTAAACAAGGTAGTGGCGGTTTCTTTGGAGGACTCATGAAAGGTTTTTGCTTTGTAGAAGGTACAGAAATTGCAACGCCAGAAGGTGGCAAGGCAATCGAAACATTTGTTAATGGTGATACAGTTATCACTTTGGGCGCGGTTAATGATGTAATTGCATTGCATGATATGGGCGAAAAGGAAACGCATCGCCTTGAAACGATTGATTGTAATGTTGTTACCACAGGTAGTGAGAAAGTATTAACTCCGGAAGGTCTTAAATTGGTCGAAGAACTCGCAATCGGTGAACCAATTATGACTGTACATGGCTATCAATTTGTTACAGTATGCGAACCAACCGGCAATACTGAACATGTATTTGAATTGCAATGTACTGGTGATAATCTCTTCTATGCTAACGGTATTATGGCAGAAGGCATTAATGAAGCAGAATTGAAAGCTATTGCCGAAGCACCGGAAACAACTCCGGAAGAAAAGCCAGAAAAGAAAACTACTAAAAAATCTAAGAAAGAAAAAGCAGTAGAGGAAGCAACAGAAGAAGTTGAGAAAGTAGAGGAATAACACAATGGGCGTTATCTACGTTAAAGACTTTGAACCGTGGGCGGCGCTGGGCGAACTAGCCGGTCAATATTTCTCGCATCGTTTAGGCGCATTGCAGAATAACAAAATGGCTAAAGGTTATCAAAGCATGTTAGGCGGCGGTTCTGGCGGTGATGATCCTAACCAATTACAAGTAATGGATAATCAAAACCGTATAGGAACAATGGGTGTTCAACAACCAAATAGCGGCGCACAAATCAATCAACTATTGCAAAATTCTAACAACCCTATTGCCAATAACTTAATGCAAAAGAATAATATAGGTCTATGGGGTGGGCAAAACCCAGCGCAACCGGCACAACCGATGCAAGCTAACACAGATGCACCAAGTCCTATGTTACAACAACAGGCACCACAGGCACAAAACACGGGTTTATGGAATTTCCAAAACTTAAACAATACTGGTATTAATACAGGGGTACCGCAAACGTATCAAGAAATGATGCAACAAAGGGCCAATAACCCTTTTCGTGGGGCGCCCAAATTGGTAGAAAATGGTAATACCAATGAGGACAAAGCGCCGGGCCAATATTCTATACCAGACAAAGCGACTGTAACAAGTGAAGCACGCAAAAGACTAGGGGCGAATACACTGGCCCTAGTTAAAGCGGGTTTTGATTTCAAAACTGCACAAAGCCTTGCAAGCGAGCAATATCAAAATGATGTAAGTACTATGTACGCGCAACAGGTCAACGAATATCAAGAAAAAGTACTTGAACCTATGCGCCAACAGATCATGAACAATCTGGTATTTACACAGGATAAAGACGGCAATCCGGTTGTAGATACCTACAACACAAAACGGGTTAAAGGGTTAGCGCCAGCCGTGGCAAGATATAACTATTTGGCGGCTAAAGTAGGCGCTGGCACGATTGATATGAATAACTTGAATTCTATTGCGGCGCTTGATAAACCAGATTATAAATTTAGTAGTGCGCAAAACGGCCATATTGTACGCTACAACATGGGCGACGGCACTATTCAAGATATGGGCGGTTATGGCAAAGTTGAAACAAAACAATTTGCGAACGGCCAAGTTATCGTTATGACACCAGACGGCCAGATGAAAAATATCGGTAATTTCGGTGCGAAAAATATTAAAGTTATGCCGGACGGTAAAACATATATTGTTGGAACGGACGGCAGCATGAAATATGTAGGTACTCACATTAAACCACCTACCGCATCACAAACAGGCACAAGTGGATATAATGCACAGGTATTAAGAACACTATCGGCGCAGCATACTGCATGGGTTAAGGCTAACCCAGATAAGGACGAAAGCGAAAGTCCTTATTATGGCAAATTACAAGGTGCATTAAACGGTGCGCCTACTGGCGGTAGTGCTGGAACGCCAACGGTTAAACGGCAACCCACCTATTCAGCTGAGGAACAAGCGGCAGTATCCAAGCGGATGAACGAATTATCAGCGCAAGGCTGGAGTGACGACCAAATCGCGGCGGAACTTGATGCGGCCGGATACGGTCAATATAAATCGTGGTTAAAATCTTATTAATAAAAGGGGTAAGCTATGGGTGCGTTTGATGATATTACAGGCCAATACGGCAAGGCAGTTGGAAATAATAATAACGCCTTTGAAGATATTACAACCGAATACGGTTATGAAGTAGGCAACGCGCCCAAGCCTACTTTTTGGGACGGCGTTAAAAATAACGCTGAATGGGTAGCTAATGGCGTATCTAACCAAGTTAGTACAACAACTGGAAATATGAAGGATACAGTTGCTAACTGGTGGAATGATGCAACTAACGCAGTAGGCGCGGCACGTGATGCACGCCGGGCATCTATTAGTAATGCGGTAGATGCGTACCGTAACGGCGAAATTGATGCGACTGAATTAGGTGAGGACGGTTTCAACGAGGACTATAAAACGGCTGATTATGATGCAAAATCACAAGCGGCATATAACACCGTTGTTGGACGTCCGGCGGGTTATTTGGCTATTACTCCGTACGTTCCGGCGCCTGTTCGTGCTGGTGCTGGTGTATTGGCGGCACCTACAATCATAGGCGATGCGCAAGACATGTACGAACAAAATTCTAGTGATTACGCATCTGGCAACACAGAAAATATTATTGCAGATAGTCCGGCATTGACTACGGCAAAAGGGTTTTTAGTAGATCCGATTGCAAACCCTATAGGGCGTTTAGTTGATGCTCCGGGCGAATTTGCGCAAAACATTGTTGATAATCCATTTAACGCATGGGAAGATGTATTCTTGCCGGCTGGCATGATACATGGGGCAACACCTAAAAAAGTATCTGGGGCGATTGGCGAACGTGTAGGGCGTGTTAGTGAACATATCAAAGAAAAGGCATCTAATGCATTTGAGGATATTGGGGAACGCTTCAGAAAAGAAGAACCGAGCATGCAAGAAGGCGTATTGTACAATGCATTTGAAGATGTTCCTGTACCGGAAGAAACAACAGTAGAACCGCGCGAATACTCCGAAGGCGGTTTAAACGGTCAACCTATGGAAGGTGAAACGGGTAATATCCAAGCGGATATATACAACCGATATCGCCAGAATGGTTTGAGCGACGTCGAAGCGGCTGCCATGACTGGTAATATTGGCGCCGAAAGTAATTTTAGTACAACGGTAACAAGTGGCGACGGCTACGGTTCCCGTGGTTTAGTTCAATTTACTGGGGATAGATTGAACGGCGAAAATGGATTGTTGAAATTTGCGGAGCGTAAGGGATTAGATCCGTGGGATTGGCGTACGCAAGTTGATTTCAGCGTATGGGAATTACACAATACGGAAAGCGCTGCACTTGAAGCAATGCGTGCGCGCCCAGATGCAACACCGGCGGAAATGGCCCGTATCGTTCGTGAAAAGTACGAGCGACCAGACCCAGCCGTAGCACATGATGAAATGCGTGCGGAAATCGCAGAAAACACATTCAAAGGCAATTATGGTAAATATGAAAATGGGCCACGTGATGTATCGTTCAAAGATGAAACGTTAAACCCTAACTATAAAGGTTATGATGAACCGTTTCGAGATGAATTCATAGAACGGGAAATGTCAAAAACCGAAGAACCTCACGCAGATTTAAATAGTTTGATTGAAAATACCGATAAAAAATTAGATAAAAACGAAGATTTAGGTATAAACTATCAAGGCGAAGGCGAAACGGCCCGTACAGGCGAAATAAACGAATTTCGTTTAGAAAAGCGCATGAATACTGAATTTGTAGAGGGTGAAAAACCTAGAATTCAAGAAAATGCGATTGAAAACGATGTAAATAGTAAATTTAGATACGAAGAAGATGCGCCAAACGTAAGTTTGAGAAATGCTATTGATGAATTGCCATCAAAAGCACGTGAAACAATCGTAAATGAATTAAAAGACGTTGTGAAACATGATGCATCTGAAACTAGATTTACGGAATTAGAAAATAAAGTTAATTCTAATACGGAAATTTTAAAAGACTTGAACATGGCAACAAAGCCGAATATTCCAAAAACTGAACTTGATGCGGTAAAAGTCAAATTATCAGAAGCCTTAGACGTACCAGTTGAAAAACTGAATAACGAATATATGGAACGCGTTCGTACGGATCGCGCTGCTGAACTTATTGCAGATACGCAAGAACTTAAAATGCTAAAAGCGGAACCGGCAGAAGGTGGCGTAAGTACATACGCGCAGCAACCTAGCCAACTACTTGAACACGCAACGCATGAACAAGTACACGAAGCCATTGTAAAAGCCTTTGACGGTAACGAAGCTATGGCAAATCGTTATTTGGAAAGCAAGGGCGTTACACCTACGGAACCATTACAATATAGCGTAAAGGGCAAGGATACACCGCATACTGGCATTGATGAAGTGGAGCGATTAGGGCGAAGCGTAACGCGTAAGGAAATCATAGATGCAGTTAATACCTTGTTTAATCAACGTGTGAAAAGTGGCCGATTGGGTAAAAAAGGCGTTGGCGGTTGGTATAACCCGAAAACCGATGTAATTCGTAGCGGTGATTATGGCGATTTCCGCGTAATCATGCATGAGTTAGGGCATTATGTGGATAACTATTTTAAATTCAGTAATGAACCACGCTTTAACACCGAATTCAATCGTGTAGTACAAGACCGTTTCGGGAAAGCGTACAACAAGTTAGGTATGGAAGGCATACGCGGCGAAGGTTATGCGGAATTCTTCCACGATTACGTAAGCGACAGGACAAAAGCTAAACGCGAATTCCCAGAATTTTATAAGCACTTTACGGAAGCGATTGCAAAAGAACCGGAATTAAACGGCATTACAAATAAATTATCTAAACTAGTTCATGAATGGCACCGTCAAGGCGGGGCAGAACGTGTAAAGGGTAGTATTTCGTTTGAAAGTAAAGGTAAAGTAAGCCAAGCTATTGATGCGGTAAACAACGGCGAAATACGCGACGTAATCAACAAAGCCAAAAATGAAGCCTATACAATGTTTGTTGATGAGTTGCATCCATTAAAAGAATTAATGGATCAGATTGAGCGCGAAACCGGCGAAAAAATAGCATTTGAAGATAATGTATTTTTCCAAGCGTGGCTTGCGCGTGGCTGGGCTGGTAAAGCGGAAGCACTTCTTGAACACGGTGCGCCAGAACATGGCATTAAAGCGTTTGAAGATATCATGAAGGATATCAACAAAAACGAACAAAAAGATTTCTCTACTTATCTGGTGGCGTTGCATGATTTAGATCTACATAAGAATAAACAGAAAGCGACATTTGAATATACCGAAGATGCTGCCGTACTAGGTAAACACGCCGGAAACGAACGCTTCCAAAAGGTAGCTAAAGAAATCTATAAGTATCAAGATTATCTATTGGCAATGCTGGTTAAAGAAGGCATGCTAACTGCTAAAGCGTACCATACAATGCGTAAAATGTACCCGCATTATATTCCATTTTTCCGTGATATGTCAGACGTAGGAATGCAATCATTCTTATCCGGTGGCAAGGGTTTTATTGATGTATCTAGTCCGGTCAAACGGTTAAAAGGTAGTACGCGCGATATTATAGATCCGTTGGAAAGTATTATTAAAAATACATTCCAATTTGTTCATGCTATTGAACGCAATCATGTTGGCCGCACATTTGCAAAACTAGCCGACAAAAAAGGTATGGGGAAAATTGTGGAACGTGTAAATGGCGATAAGGCTAAAACGGATAATACGTTCAATGTATGGGAGAACGGCGAAAAAGTAACGTATGAAACCACGCCAGAATTAGCGCAAACAATGCGCATGTTGGATAAAGAGAAAGCCAATATGGTTGTAAAAATTTTATCTTATCCGGCAAATTGGCTACGCGCTGGCGCTACGTTATCGCTAGAATTTATCTTAAGTAACCCGGTAAGGGATATGATAGGCGCTACTGTTTATTCTAAGCATGGGTTTATTCCTGTACTTGATACGTTTAAAGGGTTAGCGTTATATCTAAAAAAAGGCGATTTATTCTGGGAATATCAAAAATCTGGCGCAGCACATGCGGCAATGGTATCCTTAGACCGCGACTATTTAGGCGGTAAAGTGCGTGATATTGTAAGGCGTGAAAGCAAATTTACAAAGCTGGTTAAAAACCCTATTGAAGCATTGCGCGCTATGAGCGAAGCAACAGAAATGGCAACACGATTAGCAGAATATGACAATGCGCGAAAAGGTTATACAAGCGTTGGTAATCGCTTATTTAGTAAAGAAAGAAAGCCGTTATCAGCACGTGAAGCGGCACTAGAAAGCCGTGATATTACGTTAGATTTTAGCCGTCGCGGTACGCATACAAAGAAAGTCAATCAAGTTGTAGCCTTTTTTAATGCAGCAATTCAAGGTACTGACAAAATGGCGCGTGCATTTGCTGAAGATCCGCGCGGAACAACAATTAAAGCATTTCTTTATATTACGCTTCCTAGTATTATGTTGTGGAATATAAATAAAGATGATCCGCGATATCAAGAATTGCCACAATGGGAAAAAGATACATTCTGGATAATTCCGGGCAAGGAAAACATGTATAAAATTCCTAAACCATTTGAAGCGGGCATCTTATTTGGTACGGCATTTGAACGAATGTTACAATACATGGACGATAAAAAGAACGGGCGTAACGGTGTAGGGTTTAAAGGTTTCGGAGATAGAGTTATTGATAGCATGACTCCTAGTTTTATGCCTACTGCCGCTATACCAATTTTTGAAGCCATGACAAACTATTCATTATTCAGACAACGCAATATTATTCCGCAATCTCAAGAAAAATTACCGGCACGCCTACAGTACGGCGCTAATACTAGCGAAGTTGCAAAATTTGTAGGCGATAAAATAAACGTTTCTCCGTATATTGTGGATAACACAATTAGAGGGTACGGTGGCGGACTTGCTGGGTTAGGTTTAAGTGGTATTGATGCGGTATCTGGTGCGAAAGAAAATAATACGGCTAAAAAGTGGTATGAAGCACCTGGTATAAGACGATTTACGGCTACGCCTTACCAATCATCTGATAGCGTACAACGTGTTTATGATGATTATAAGGAACAAGAAAAGCTACATAATGAGTTCAAACTCACAGGGCAACGCCCAGAAGGGTACGATGCTAAAGAGTTTGCAAAACTCAAAAATGCAAGTGATAGCTTAAAAGGTTTAAATAAAGCATCTAAGGCTATCATTAATAATGAACGCATGAGCGGCGAACAAAAGAGGGAACAGTTGGATAAAATTAACATGAGAAAAGCTAATATAGCGCGTAGCGTATATGGTTTAGGAAAGGTTAAATGAAGGGTAAGTAATGGATCATTTCACTAAGTTTATTTTTGAAGGGTGGAACTCTTTAACAGATAGTTTTTTATTAAAAACTTTATTAAGTGGCGCCGGTGCGCTGGGTATATGGTTAATTGGTGTAAAACACGTTCAGATACTGGGCGTGTTTATTTTATTGGTGTTTGTTGATTTATTTACAAAATGGGCGGCAATCGCCTATAAAATGCTGATTGATGAATACGGCTATAAAGTAGAAGATATTGCAGTATGGGAAAAGTACCGTGCAATACCGTTGGCGTTTGATAAAGGCTTAATTTCTAGCCGATTTATGCGAAAAGGTTTTGTATTTAAAGTGGCGACATACGTCGCCGCTACACTTGCCGCTTTCTTATTCGATGAAATGAGCGGTCAAAAGCAGTTCGCGGTATCGCTTGTATGGTTGTATTTGGGTTCCAGTGAATTCCTATCTGTTATGGAAAACCTACGCGACGGCGGAAACGTTATGCTAGGTAAATTCTTAGATTTAATTAGAACTAAAATTGAAAACAAAGTTAAATTATAGGGGGTACCATGCGAGGTATTGATGTAAGCGAAAATAACGGTGTAGTTGATTGGGGCGCAGTCAAGGCTAATGGGTTTGATTTTGCGATTATTCGCATCGGTTATGGACGCGGTAATTTAGATAGTGAATTCTATAACAATGTAAACGGTGCTATTAATGCGGGTTTGGCTATTGGTATTTATCACTATTCATACGCTATGAACGAAGAACATGCGGCAGAAGAAGCAGAATTCGTATTGAATACACTCAATGATGCCGGCTTAACTATTGATAAGTTGCCAATGGGTGTATGGTTTGATATGGAAGATGCGGACGATTACAAGGCAGACCGTGGCATGCCAACAGACCAAGAATTAACAAATATTTGTAGCGTATTCATCAATAAATTATGGCAAGCTGGATATGTTAATACTGGCTTGTACGCTAGTTATGACTGGCTAGTCAATGTATTAGACGTTAGCCAGTTAGGCGGTTGCGCTATTTGGTGCGCACAACTTAATAGCCAATGTGATTATGACGGTGCTAATCTATGGCAATATACATTTACCGAAAACATTGAAGGCAAAGAGTTTGATGCCGATTTGGTATTGAACTGGCCTATTTAGGGGGTATTTATGGATACTATCATTCAACTATTAAGGCGATATGCACCGATTATTACCGTAGCATTACTTATGCTATTAGTGGTAGTCGCTGGTTTATTCGCTTATAACGTGATGCATACTAAGAAACTACAGGAGCCTGTACTTTTAAATCAAGCAATCGTAAAAAACCCACAGAAATTAGGGGAAGCCTTAAATGTAACGCCAAAGACAGCGAAGGAAGTTATTGCATATAGGGAAACGACACAACCTGTAATAACATATTACACGCAAGCGCCAACGCTACATGATGCGGCAGTAGTTACGAAAAACGCTATCAAAGATAAATCGCCGAATATTCCACCGGAAGCTATTGAAAAAAGCGATAGAACCGCAGTTGTAGAAAATACAGATGAACAAAAGGTTGATGTATATAAAATCAACCTTAATAAAGCACATCGCATAATGGGCGGCGTTACTGTATTAGAAACTGGTAAAATCTACGAAACGGTAGGGTATCAAGCTGGCGACTTTCAAAGTTTAGCGCATTTTGAAGGTAAGCATTTCAAAGGGGCCAGCGCTTTATATACGTTTGCGAAATGGTAGGTGATCCGATTATCTCCGCGCCGTACGGTTTACGGTATATTGTAATTCATTTAATGAAAGGGTATATGATATGAAAACATTTGAATTTGAAGGCAAGAAACATGAATTTGCGGAAGATATTACGCCAAAACAAGACGGCTTATATACCGCAACACTCACAGATCATAATAACGTACGTTGTGAAATGTGGTTTGTAAACGGCGAATTGAAACGCCTTGTTGAATTAGATTAATAATAAAAGGGGTACCATAGCGGTACCCCTCTTTTTTTATTTGCCGTCAAAAAATCGTCAAAAATTCATTTTGAAATATAATATTTTCTGTAATTTGTTTAGAGTGGCCACAATGAAAAACTTTGATTATTACAACGTATTTTGAAATTTGAAATAAAATTAAGCGATATAACCTTTT